AACGTATTCAAAATCTGGAACTTGACTGAAGTAATTTGACATTTTAGAAACCTATGGAAGTATCATTATCAATATCATAATCATTATTGAATACGGGTTCGAGTTCACTAAACTGTAATGTAAGTTCGTATGATGTCATTGCACCATCATCAAAGGTTGCATAATTTCCTTCAGGAGTGTAGTTTACTGAAACAGATTGCAGAGCACACTCTTTTATTTTATTCATGAAAGGATTTTCATCACCATCTGGACCTCTATGAAGATATTGAATTTGGAAAGTATGAGGAGACTTGAGGAAGAGGTGAGACTTACTTTTTTGTGCTGCAGAACCTTGCTTAAAGAATCGAAGAATCTTTACAATTTCTTCACTCTCTCTACGTTCTCTTGCATTTAATTTAAACTGAAAAGAGAATGTTCTAAGTGCAGGACCAGAGAACAGAAGTTCAAGGTTGGGGTTGATAACTGCACCAGTGGTTCTTGTTAAGAGTTGAGTCCCTGTTCCTGATGCCGCTCCTGCGAAGAGTTGTGCGACAGCAGTCTTTCCCTCGCCAGCATTTGCTACTATTGCATTTTTTACATTTGTTATAGATTGTGTAGCACCTTCCACTCCACGTTCAATAGTATTGAGTGCAACATTAGCAAGACCTGCCTGAAGGGCATTCATATTTTGCCCCGACCAACTAACAGAGTTAGTGTCTTGAATACCACCAGGGATAGGTAAGATAACAGTTCCTATACTATTTCTGTTTCCCTGTTTCCTTGCTTCATTACTAAATCCAAACTGTCCACCTTGATTGAAATCTTGAGGGATGTATTCAAGCATTGTGAACTTAATTACATCTTGCTTGGTTTGTGCAAGATCTAATGGATAAACGCAGTCTGGAAAACTTTTTCTTGTATCTGCTCTGTCCGCGACTGATCGTGATACTCCTGCAGGTTGAGAGTCTTGATTCTCATCAGATGTTGCTTTATTTGGTTGCCCTTGAGCTCTATTATATTCTTCTGTTTCTTGAGACTTTGTAACAAAATCACCCCTCATAGACTCCATCTGAGTCTTTGATGCTTCGTTCAGTCTTCCTTCATTCTGTTTTATTTTGTTAGAAACACCATCTTTAAAGTCCCAATTATTTACGCTCTCTCTTTCTGCAATGACTTTTCCGCTCGTACCTTTGGCGTCACTGTACTGCAACATTTCAACAGAGTAAGTTCCATCTGCTAACTTCGTTGTTCTGGTAGCAGTATAGATTGTCTCTCTGTTTCTACCTTGTCCTATAGATACAGGACTAATTTTACTCGTTACAACAGTCATCTAAAGACAGTTTTTATTTATTTAGCACCAATTTTCCATATGACAGAGATAGTAAATCATCAAGTTCATCCTGTTGAACAATGTATACTTGAGTTCCTAATTCTTCCCAGGTATATTGTCTGTACTCTTGGTGATGAAAGTTGATACCACGAAATCCCCATTGGAATAATTCAGTCACAGCAACCAATGGATGTTGATCATATGAAATGTTAGGAGTCTTCGCAAAGTATTTAAAGGTGCAGATGTTTCCCTCTTCAGGTATGGGTGCTACGGTATCATTCAGTGCATACATTATCAATTCCATCCTATCATCGACATTAGATTCAGATTGAATGTCTTGTTTTATGGGTTCGATACGATTCATTTGATACCTAACTCGTCCTCTGTGATGATCTTGAATTCAATTCTTCGGTCTTCACAAAACTCTTGAGCAGCTTTCCACTTTGCTTTGTTCACTTCCCAGGTCTTACACTCATAGATGTATGACTGACTAACTCTCTTTCTCTTTGCTGGTGGTTTTGTTTGCTTCTTTGGTTTCACCTCAATAACATAAGTCTTGACTTGACCAGTGCTCTCCTTTAC